AGTTTGGGTCTAAACGTGGTGCAGAAGTTCTGGGGCAAACAATACAGAACGCAAACAGAGACATTTTGGGTCAGCAGTACGGTGCCTTGGATAAGGGTTATCAAAGCGCTCTTGACACAGCAATTAAGCAAAATCAATTAAATGCTCAGTTGGGTAGCACAGCAGGCACCTTGGCATCCCAAGGCCAACAAAACCTGACTCAGGCTGGTGCTCAGCAACGCGAGTTAGCCTCCACCAATCAAGCGTTGGAGTTGGCACGAATCAATGCGCTGTCTACCTTGGGTGAGCAACAGCGTACATTGAAGCAAAACCAAGAGTTGTTCCCACTGAGCAACCTGTCTACGCTGTCAAGCATGCTACGTGGCTACAACGTGCCATTGTCCACAAAGACGACTGCAGAGATGTCGCCATTGTCTGCGCTGGCTGGTGTGGGTTCTGGTGCTCTGGGATTGTTCACAAAAGGGGCGGGTGGTGAATCTCCATACGAATCCGCAGTAAAGGCATTCAAAGAATTGACTAAGAGCGGTACAGGAGAGGTTTTTGGATATACCAATCATGGCGGTCAAGGCAATGATGATGTAGATTATTTTAGTAATTAATAAAAATTAAGGATCAAAAATGGCTGATAAAAATGCAACTCCGTTGATGTACAACGTTGAAACAAGCAATTTACTTCCTAAAAACGTTACAGGAATTGGTACTGATCCCGACATTACAAAAGCCCATGATGAAAACATGCAGGCAACAGAGAAGCTTATTAAATCTCTTGAAGAGCGATATGCCAATCCAAATTGGTTTAAGGTTGCGTCAGGGTTTTTAAAACCTCAACTGGGTGGCTTCTTTGCTTCTCTTGGATCTGCGGGTGAAGCCCTAAGTGAAAACGTTGAACAACAACGTGCTATCGCTCCAACAATTGAAAAGATGAGAGCAGATCTTGCAACTCAAAGAGTTGGTTTAAGCCAAAGAACATCTGCCGACAGAATATTGCAAGACGTAATTAAAAAGCCCGGAGGAATTACGGGAGAAGACGTTGCACGTATTGCAAAACTTGACTTAGAGACTGGAAAAATTGCTCAAGAAAAGTTCACAAATCAGAGTTCAACGTTTAACGACATGCTCAAAGCATATGCTGAAGGTGCCAGTTACACTACGCTTGTTAAAGATTACGGCCAAGCGTTTGTTGATCGTTATTTCCCTTCATTGCAAAAATTTGTTCCCGGCAAAGGCGCTGGGCCAACTCCAGCAGGAGGCACTAATCCTGTTGCACCTGTAGCGGGACAAACTTCCAATCAACAAGACTTGAGCGCACCTGATGCTCCCAAAGAACTGCCTGTTTCAGGTGCGCCAAAAACTAGACCCTTGGGTGTTCCTGATAGCATGATGGCAAACGTTACCAAGGGTCAGGATATTGCTGCGCTCAACAGTCAAATTGATCAACGCATTAAATCTGCAAACGATATTAATGAAAGATACCGCATTCAATCTGAAACTTCTGTTCCTATTTTTGAAACAACAAAAGCTTTGTACACATTGGCATCGCCTAGTTTTATGAAGCCTGCGTTTGCAATTTTTGAGAAAGGTGACCCAATGGGCATTCTTGGAACTGCGCTTGAAAAGCAAAGTGTTTCATCGGTGTTAGCTGACATGCGTACACAAATTACAAATGCTCGAATGAATGCGTCAGATACAAAATCTGCGATGACCAACTTGAACGCAATGGAAAGTGTTTTGAGTGATTTACAGACGAAGATGCAAAACAACGTTGTTAATCCAACAGACATCCGCACCTTGTTTGAAGCAAAGTCGGTACCGGGCATGAAGAACACACAAGATGCATTCTTGCGTCGAACCGCTGACATTGGGTCAACAGCTTTAAGCAGATATGAGCAAAAAAATGTTTTAAATCAATTTTTGAAGCGGTCTAATGCTGACATCAATGATTGGGAAGAGTCGCCTGAGTACAAGGGATTCCGTAAACATATTGAAAATCGCAGTAAGAATTTGTTGACCAGCGAAGCAAGCAATGAACTTCCAAACTTTATGAAAAAGGGGCTAGACAATTCTTATCGTCATACCACTGATCGAATTACCTCTAGTAGCCGTCGGTTGAGCACGGCTGAATTGCGTAAAATTGCTAACGAACGTCCGTAAGGAAAAAGCATGGCTGACTTAACTTCAGAGCAAAAAACTATTATTCGAGCAATTGAGAAGCAAGCCATTGCCATGGGCGTTGATCCTGATTTTGCGTTGGCTGTAGCGGGTGCTGAGAGCAATTACAAGCACATTCCAGCAAATGACCCTAAGTCAACAGCATACGGCCCCTTTCAAGTCAATAAAGCAACCGCTGAATTTCACAAATATAAATACCCTGAAATGGTCGCTGATGCCAACATGGCAATTGAAGCTGGGTTAAAGAATTTGCATCATCATGGCTCAAACCCTTTGTTTGAAAATGACCCAGCGCGTATTACGGCAGCGCATCGTTGGGGGGCGGGGACTTCCGATATAAGCAAAAACCCTCCGGGGTCTAATTATGCAAGAACAGGGGATCGTTCTTATTTAGCGCCAGACATGGCAAATTACATCGCCGATATTGGAGAACGTCACCCAAATGGTGAATTTCCTCAATCTATTTTAACAAACCCCGCCCAAAACACTTCTTCAGAAAACACGTCTTTAGAAAAAACTGAAGACGATCAAAGTTCATCCGAATACGGAGGAACAAAAGTTGGGGGGTATAAAGACCCAGTGGTTGAAAAATTATCACAAACAGACCCCGCTGAAACTGGAGCTATTGCTGGTGCAATCGGTGCCGTGGGCGGTACTACGTACCTTACCAAAAAGCCTGTAATTGGTGTGATGCAAAAATTTGGCATGTTGCCCGGTGGCCCAAAGGTGTCTGATTTGCCAATCGAGTCACAAGTTCTATCCCGTGATTCTTTGCAACGTTATACAAATAGTCAATTAGGTGTCAAAGTCCTGTTAAGTGATTTGGAAAAATTAACTGGTGGCACACCATTACGAACTATGAGAGAAGTTCAGCAAGCAATTGACAAGTTGCATGCCGTTGACGAAATTCCCGCATCACGCGAGCCAAGATTTAAATATGTTGATGGGCAAAAAATAAGAACTGGTTACAACCAAATTCCTGCTGTTCCCGGCAAACCTCAAATTAGTTTGGATCCATACATTATTCCGCCAACTGCACAAGAATTTATTTCTGAAAAGCTTGCCAAATCGCCTTTGGGTGGCGCTGTAAAGACCATGGGCGAAACACTTAAATCATCGCCAGTGCGTGGTGGTTTGACAGCGTTTTCAACTGGACTCAACGCTCAAGATACGGCTAATAAAATTGAGACTGGTGACAAAACGGGCGCGGCTCTTTCGGGGATTGCTACGGGTGCCGACATTGCTTCATTATTTCCTAAAGTTGGCCCACTTGCTGGAACTGTGTCTGCCGCTATTGATGCACAAAGACGTGCGCATAAAAAAGATTACATTGGTGCTTTGACTTCAGGCTTGGGGGCATTGGCACCATATGCCGCACCTTTTGTGTTTGGCCCTCAAGTGGGCATTCCCGCAGGTATTGCCACCGCAGTTGGAGCGCCATTTGCAAATGAATTAAAAGACTACCTGATGAGGCAGTACGGCTCTAAACAAGAAGCCAAGTCTTCAGAATAACCCCCACCATTACAGTGGGGGATCAATCATCAAGCGTTGCAACAAATATGCAAATCAAAACGATGATTATCAGCAAGTGCATTACTCTTGGCCTCTAACCTGCTCAATACGCTCGGCCACCAAATAGTTGACTGAACGTGCTATTTCTACGCACTTGGCTCGTTCTTCCTTTTCAATATCTGGTGTTGCAGCCGTGACAAAAGCCTGCGCCAGCGTGACCAAATCCTCTTCAAGGAAGTTGTAGTTCTCTTCAAGAACAATGTTCATGAAGGCTTCTGTGACCTGTTCTTTTGTGATCATGCCGCCCTCAATGCTTTTTGACGAGCATAGTAGGCCTTGGAATACCCACGTTGTTTTTCCTTTTGCTCGGTAGTTAAAGGCTTTTTGGTTTTCTTTTTATATTCGACCATCTCATACAGCGTGTCAAATTTAACCTCCAAAGCACGAACCTTGGCTTCCAAAGAACGAGTCTCGGTGTACAAAGAACGAACGTTGTCCTCCCATAAATTTAACCGTGATTCCATCTGTTCAAGTTTTTCCGAAACAGTGGTCAATAATTTGATCTGGTTAAACAGGTACTTTTTCTCATCGTTTGAGATAAACATATCACTCTCCAAATTTATTTTTTAGTTGCCAAAATGTAAGTAGGGCTTGGAACATGCCCCAGCCTCGCTGAAGGTCGGCCTCTGACCACTCGTGAACCTTGATCACGCCGGGGTAGCTCACCGAAGCAAACACGTTTGCGCACCGAGCGTTAGGCAACCCAAGACCTACCCTATACGCCGCCAACTGCATCAAATTTTCGTCGTATGCAGGCACCTCGTCGTCAACACCAAACTCCTTTGTCTTAGCGTCTAATACGATCCCCAAGGGCGCTTCTTTGTCTGGGCGCGTGAACAGGTCGGTCTTGCCACCAAAGCCCAGTTCATGAGAGAACGAAACCTCCGTCTCCCATCGTTGAAAAGGGTTGGTCTTGAAGTGCTCAAACACTGCCTTCTCAAAGTGAAATGCAATGTCGTCGTGCTCCACAGGACGTACACCCTCGTACCATGCCGCGATAGATTCGTGGACACGGGTGCCACGCTCTGCGGCTCTTTTGGCTGTGTCTTTTGAGTCAGCGACTATGCGAGCAATGAACTCTTTTTCCGTCTCTGTGCTGATGCGCGGAAGGGTGAGTGCGGCCAAAAGCAGTTGCTCGTTCTTCCAGACGTCTAGACCGGGCTTGGCGGCGATTTTCATCACCGTTGTGACCGACGGTACCAAATTCATCTTTCGTGCGTCCCTAAGGGTCGTAGGGCGGTCTGAGCCATCCTTTGCGGGTACGGTGTACTGAGGCTTCCCATTGTCAGCGCGGTACCAGTGAACGGACTCTGCCGATCTTGCGATGATTGTTGTCATACTTTATGCCTCAAAAAGGAATGTCTTCATCTTCTTCAAAAGCAGGTGCCTTGGAAGTTTGTGGGGTTGCCTTACCTTGAAGCTTTTCCCACTCAGGAGATGACGTGATCTTTTTCTTCAGGTTATCGCTGAAGCCTTGGAACATGGTCATGTCGGGATCGCTCAGAGTGAACATCTCGTTAGGGTTCACGGCTGTAGGAAGCCCTGCGTTCTTGATCATTGCGGGGACGGGTGCTACGCCTGCGACGTTCACGTAGATCTTGCCATCACTGCCGGGCTTCTCAATCACGTTCAGCATGCACCACGCGCCAAGCACGTTTTTAAGGTCAAAGCGACGCATCTCTTCTTGGCTGAAGGGTTTTCCACGCCATGACTGCAGGTCGGCTCGCAAGTTTGCTTTTTCCGCCCAAGAGAACGTGTAGTTCTTGAACATGGCAAATGGACGACCATCCCGCATTTTGAGGGGTGCGCCGTTATCATCCATGCCGTGGACTTCCCAGCCCAACATGATTTTGTGCAGTAATTTGCTGACCCCCATGTACTCTGACTTTTGGGTGCCAAGGTCAATGATGCGGTAGCACCGTGCCAAGTGCATACCTGATGGCGTGGACTCAAACGATCCACCCTTGTCTTCAACAATAAAACTGCTCATCAGATTCTCCAAATAAAAACGTCCGAAAGGACAATAACTGCGCAGATAGCGCAAACAATGAATAAGACTTTGTCTTGACTGTCGTAACCCATGATTTCTCCTAAAACGACAAAATTGTCGTGCCTCACTATAACATGGAATTAAAGACTTGACGCAATCTTTTTTATTTCCCTGTAACGTTAAGTTACGATATAGTGTGCCGCATGACACTAACCGAATATTTTTCTACCGAGCCAAGGGGATCCAAGTCTGAGATGGCGGAGCACCTGCGCATCTCTCCAACTTGGCTATCCTTGATTATGAACGGGAGCCGCAAGGCATCTCCTGAGCTATCACTGAAGATTGAGCAGGCAACACAGGGTCTAGTCAAACGAAGTGAGTTGCGCCCTGATATTTTCTTGTGATACGATAAACAATCGCTTGGCGGCGATGTTTGCAATAGGCCTAGACCAAAGAACTGAGGGTATTGCACCCTTCCGCCAACACCTAACGGTGAGTTCTTTGGTCTAGGCTTTTTTTTTACTTGGAGCAATTATGAGATATACACAACACCCACTTAGCTCTGCATTTCCAGCAATGACAGCACAAGAGTACCAATACCTCAGAGACAGCATTGAGATCAACGGGGTATTGAACCCCATCACTATTTTTGAAGAGATGGTGCTTGATGGTTGGCACCGATACAAAGCGGCAAGCGAAGCTCACATAGAATGCCCCGAGGTGGATCTTGAGGAATGGATCGACCCCAAAGACTTTGTGTTGGCACAGAACAAGAATCGTCGCCACATCACTGCCGCTCAGTTGGCTATGGCTACTGCAGCGGTTTATGAGTGGTATCCAGCCAGTCGTCCAAATAAGTCCGTAGGCCCTACGGACTTATCAAAGACGGCCGCTGAACTTGCCAAACTTTCGGGCGTTTCCGAAAGTAGCATTGAAAAAGCCAAGTCAGTTTTGAAGAACGCCAGCAATGAAGTAAAAGAGGCGGTTAAGTCAGGCAAGATTGGTCTTGAAAAAGCCCAGAAGATCTCTAAGCTTCCCAAAGATCAACAAGCCACTGCCATTGATAAAGCGTTGCCCAAAGAAGCGCCTGAGAAGCCTGCCCTCACGCAGTACTACGGCCCTGATGAAGCTGAGTTGAAGGCCAATGAAATGGCCCAACAAGCCGATCTGGAAGCCTTGAATAAGCTTTTGGAAGCTGATGATGCGTTGGCTACTGCTCACGCTGAAATCAAGCGATTGAACCTTGCCTATGCCCAATTGGACGTTCGCTTCAAGGGTCTTATGAACGAGAAGTCTGAAGCTGTTCGTTTGCTTCAAAAGGCTCAGGCTGAAATCAAATCATTACGGAAAACACAAAAATGACCAACCTCCTAGCGCCAAGTGGGCGTGATGATGGATTTCCTGAACCACGCGCATTCCAAATTGATGCCCACCAACAACTCCGTCAGGGGTTCAGAGACGGGCATAAAAACCAACTGATCATGGCCCCCACAGGGGCAGGCAAGACTTATCTTGGGCTTCGTATCTGCAATGAGGCAATGCAAAAGGGTAAGAAGGCGGTGTTTCTGTGTGACCGCACAACACTGATCAATCAGACCTCTGATGTGGCTGACAAGTACGGCCTGAAGGCGCACGGCGTTATTCAAGCCAATCATTGGCGTCGTGACCCCGACATGTTGCTTCAGATTGCTTCTGTCCAGACGATTGCAAAGAGGGCGTATTGGCCGTCTCTGGACGTGTTGGTGATTGATGAAGCCCATACGATGTACAAGCCTTGGGTGGAGTACGCGCTGAGAACGGGTGCGGCTGTGATCGGTTTGTCTGCGACACCGTTCTCTGCAGGTCTTGGAAAGGTGTTCACAAACCTCATAAACGCCACCACGATGCACGAATTGACGCAGTCTGGGGTGTTGGTGCCTATGCGGATCTTTTCGTGTACAAAGCCCGATATGACTGGCGCGGCTACCGCAGGCGGTGAGTGGACAGACAAGGCGGCGGAAGAGCGCGGCATGGCGATTGTTGGTGACGTAGTCGCTGAGTGGCAACGTTTTGCTGAGAACCGCAAGACCATTGTGTTCGGTGCGACGATTAAGCACTGCGAACAGATCTGTGCATCCTTTGTCAGCGCAGGCATTATGGCGGCTGTGTTTACCTCCGAGACAACAGCGGCAGAACGTAAGTTGCTTTTGGATGAATACCGCAAGTCCGACAGCCATTTGCGAGTGTTGATTTCGGTGGAGGCGTTAGCCAAGGGTTTTGACGTCCCTGACGTTGGGTGTGTGTGTGATGCACGGCCACTGCGCAAGTCGTTGTCTACCGCCATCCAGATGTGGGGACGTGGCCTGCGCTCTTCTCCTGAAACTGGGAAAAAGGACTGCTATCTTTTGGACTTCAGTGGCAACATTATTCGCTTTGCGGAAGACTTCTCGGAAGTGTTTTTCAATGGGTTGGAGAAGTTGGACGACGGTGAGAAGCTTGACAAGAAAATTCGTAAGGATGAAGAAGTTGAATTGAAGGGTTGCCCTCGTTGCAAGCACATGCCGTTTCATAAGCGGTGCATGGCATGCGGTTACGAAAAACCAAGCCGTGACCTTGTGGACGCGCAGGCGGGTGACATGAAGGAAATCTTCATTGGTGAGGGTAAGAACAAGAAAAAGCTGGCTGACAGTGCCGAGCATTTGTGGGAGCAGGTGGTTACTTATGCCAAGCATCATAGTCAAACAGAAAAACAACAAGGACGTGCGTATCACTTATTTAAAAAAATTACAGGACAAGACCCAGTTTGGAAATTTTCCACGGCAAAAAATGTCGAAGTCTCCAGAAATGTGTACAACAAAATCCAGTCACTGAACATGGCGTATAAGAAGGGGGTGGGACGATGAGCTTTATCCTATTTGCCCGTGCGCACGGGGTGGACATCGAGCCAAGCAAGTTCTTTCCGTCTGAGCGTATACGTCGCTGTGGGACTGTTGAGAAGCCTCGTTCGGGTAACGGTGCCTACTTCTACGACGGCCAGCGTGGCTGGGTTATGGATTGGTCAGGCGAAGCTCGCGTGATCTGGTACGAAGACCCAAATGCTAAACCATGGACGAGTGAGCAAAAGCGTGAGTGGATGGACAAACGCAAGACTGCCAATGCATCACGCGACACCGAGTACGAGAAGGCCGCTCAGAGGGCTTATACGACCCTTAAAGCCGCCAAATCAACCAAGCATGACTACCTGCACCTGAAAGGCTTTCCCGATCTTGAGGGGCTTGTTTTAGAGGATTCGTTGTTGGTGCCTATGCGTAACGTGGTGACGAACAATCTGCAGGGGTATCAGCGGATCTTTTGGGACGAGGCAAGCCGAAAGTGGGAGAAGAAAATGCTGTTGGGCATGAGGGCGCGAAATGCTGTGATGTTCATGGGCGATAGGAAGGCCGAGGAGGTGTGGTTGTGCGAGGGGTATGCCACGGGCCTATCAATCCTCCACGCCCTGCGTAGCGTGGGTTTAAAGGCCTCTGTGGTGGTTTGTTTCTCGGCATCAAACATGGTGGCGGTGGCGGATCAGATCGGTGGTCAACGGTTTATCTTCGCTGACAACGATGAGTCCAAGACTGGCGAGAAGTCGGCGATTCAAACTGAGCTACCGTGGACGATGGCGGACACCGTTGGCTTTGACGCCAACGACCTGCACAAGCAGAATGGATTGTTTGCGGTGGTAGGGAAAATCATGACGCTGAGGAACAAGATTTTATTGGCGGCTTGATGTATTATTTGGGCGTGGTAAGCAGTTGCCACACTCTCCTGTTGAAACTTACTCCCACCTAAGAAGTGGGAGCCTTTTTGCCAAGACGCATGGGGATTGACTACGCGACTGCAGCGCGGCCCATAAAGAGAAATCAATCCCCAGCCGTGTTGGTGGTGCAGCGGGTTAGCGCCGTTGTGCGAGTCGTCAAAGAAAAGAACACTGCTTTATGTGAGCCACCAACATTTATTTGAAAAGTTGTTGACATGACCTGACGGGTTGTGTTTATAATTTATTTGTTGCCGTAGGAAGCGACGAAATTTAGGCCGTTTACACATGCGTTTGCCTTACCTAATGATGAGTCGAGATTCATTAGGCAAGGTTCCTACCGAACGCAGTTGTAAGCGGCTTTTTTATTGTCTCGACGCAACCGTACTCCGCACGTTAGCAAGCACCTCAATCGTGGTGGCGCGGAAGAAAAGCGTACACGGTATGCAACCGTGTGATTAGTGATGATGACTGGCAGGTATGAAGTCGGTCATGGCGAATGAAGTCGCGCTCTGGGTTCGAAACCAACGTGTACGGCGCTTCATCCCGATGCTCTGTGCAGGTCGCAACTGCAAACAGTCATCATCACTAATTACATGGGCTAGGGGGCAGATCCCGAACAATCCGTGCGACTGGTCGAATCATCAAGTCGGGGGTTTTGCGCAAGCAAACATGATGATCCCGTTTAACGGGGGTGAAACCAATCTCCTCTCTTACTCCTTCAATGGGGTAGGGGGGGTCTTTGGGTGAAAGGATTGAGAAGGGATTAAGGGGTGACACGGGGGGGGAGATCGGTGAACAAAAAGATTGGGGTTGCCCCCTTTTTTTACTTTACAACTGTAATTCTGTGTTAGAGTACCAACACGACAATGTAGTCGGATTAAGGAAAAACATGACACGTGCTTACGACGATCAAAGCTTTTTAGTGGATCCAGAGACGGTTGATTGGCATTGTGATTGCCGCCAATGCCGTGAAGAGTTTGATAACTGGTGCGAGGATTACGACAACGAGCAAGAATCCTTGGCGAAAGGCAAGTTTTGGGAGGTGAAGAAGTGAAAAAATTTATCAAAGAGTTCGTGATCCACACAGCGTTGGTGATTGGCATTCTGTGCATCTTGGCCTTGTGCTTCAGGATGTATCCAGCGATGCACGAGATGGGGAAGATCGACTGTTCGCTTGCCGAGTTTTCCCCCGATTTTTCTTTGGAAATTAAACAAGCGTGCCGAGAGGCAAGAAGGAGTAGGACATGAGCGATTCTTACGATGACTACGATGCCAAAATGCAACTGGCAGAAGCTGCATGGGAACGACAAGAAGAAAAACGTAATTTCCGCACCGAAATGTGGGCGACAAAGGATGGGCGACAGATTGCCATCAAGAACATGGATGACAGCCATTTGTTTAACGCATACAAGCACAGCCAAGATGGGTTGCTGTTCCGCGAGATGGTGTTGCGTTTGTTTGAAGAAAGGATGAAGAAATGAACAACGATCCAGCATTCCCAGTTTTGATTGTTAACCGACCAAAGAAATTACTTAAATACAACGGCATGACCCTGCGCGACTACTTTGCGGCGAAGGCTATGCAGTCAATGAACAGTAGGGAAGATTATGTAGATGCGCCAGCAGACGCAATTGCGCTAGACGCATACGCATTGGCAGACGCAATGCTGAAAGCGAGGGGAGCATGAGCAATACAGATTCAGGCTGGCGCAAGCGTCAGATTGCTCTTGACATCAAAGCTAAAAACGCCCGTGAACTGGGGCTGGACTATGAGCCGACCGTTATGGATTTTGCGCGGGAGGCAGGCGCAATTGAAATGCGCGACAACGACAGCATGGGTTGGGGATGCGAGTTTGAATTACATCAACTTGAAGCCTTTGCCGCCCTTATCCGCGCTGATGAGCGTAAGAAGTTCTTGGGGGCGCTGCGTCAACTGCATGACTCTTACTCACTACAAAGCGACCCGTCAGGACTCCGAGCAAGGGGGCAAGCATGACTAAAGACGAAGAAATGCTTTTGCGAGAGTTGGCCGCTGAACAATGCATTATTCCTAAAGTAACAGCGCGGCTTGGCCCAATGTCGCTGTGGTCAAAAGATGGGCTAGATGCAGAAATACGCAGAGCAGTACAAGCCGAGCGTGAGGCGTGTGCAAGGGTATGCGAAGACAGCGTGGAATACGCTGGCGGTACTTTGGCCGAAGCTATCAGAGCAAGGGGGAACGCATGAACACCAGAGAAATTGAGCATATGTGGAAAGTTGCCAGCAACAATCCAAACCACGATACCAATTGGCATGACCCAATTGTTGTGGCCTTTGCCGCCCTTGTCCGTGCTGATGAACGCGAGGCGATTGCAAAGGAGTTTGACCGCAGGGCTGTCCAAGCAGACGGCACATTGAGCAGCGGGTGGTATGAGCCAGACGAACCTGCACAAATCATACGAAGGGGAACAACCCCACCCGCAGAACAGCCAGCGTACCGCGCTGTCAAAACGGTACACGAAGGCAAGCCAGTGTATGTAGCGCAGCGAGACGAAGACGACGACACTCAAGGGTTTATGCCCGATTGGGCCAATTTCCAAGAAGGTCGCGCTGTCGGATGGACAGAAGCCTTTGAACGTATTGCTGAAAAAGTCAAGTTAATGCCATGGGAAAACGACACAAAGGACAGTTTTTTAATTTGGCTGAAGGAGCAAGAATGACTGACGAACTGGACAAAAAGATTGATCGTCATTACAAGCGCATGCAGACATTTGTCAACGAAGGGTTATCTGAAGATGATGCTTTTGATCTGGCAGAAGCCATGTGGATGCGCGACAAAGATGAGTTTGACGATCGTCGTGTGTGCTTTGAATGCAAGAACTACGAAGATAAAAAGTGTAAAGCCATACTTGACAAGTCAGGCAAACCCACCCAGCAGTTGCGGTTTATTTTGCAACGGTGCGATTACTTTGTTTTGAAGGGCAAGAAGCTGACGGACGAAGAACGCAATCAGATTGACGCATCACTACAACATCAGGAGCGAGAATGAGAACACTAGGAATTGACCCCGGCGCAACGGGAGCACTTGTACTTTTAGAAAACCTCCTGCCAATTGAGTGGACGGCCATGCCTACGCTCAAGATTGGTACGGCCACACGAGTCAACGCGCCTGCGCTGGCTGACTGGATTGCATCATGTTGCTGTGAACATGTATACGTGGAGCAGGTGCATGCGATGCCGGGTCAGGGGGTGACATCAATGTTCAACTTTGGACACTCATGCGGCACCGTGATGGGTGTGCTGGGTGCCATGGGTATACCGCACACGATGATCACCCCACAGGCGTGGAAGAAAGCCGCAGGACTGATCGGCACCGACAAAGATGCGGCACGAGCACGAGCTATCCAGTTGTGGCCCAAGTGGAGAGACTTGGACAAGAAGGGCAAGGGTCAGGCATTGGCTGACGCCGCATTGATTGCGCTGTATGGAAAGTAAAAAAACTTGTCAGGTGTGCCGCCTGCGCCCTGCGGAGACAAAAGGAAAGAACAGCAATGGACTATCGCAATGGCGGTGCATTACATGCCATGAATTGAAAAACAGAATCGGTTTTACAGGAAGAAAATCATGAACGAAAAAGACATCAATAATGCGGTCGATTTCATCTACACACACGGTAAGAAATACGCAGAGGCTAAGGCTCACTTGGCATACGTCGAGGAGTACCGCAAATCGAAGAAAGCAATGCTCATGAAGCATGCAATGACGAATGGAGTCAAGACAGTCGCCGCCGCTGAGATGGAGGCATATGCGGCAATGGAGTACGTCGAGCACCTGAGGGCCATAGAAGAGGCTACAGAGGCCGCAGAAGGGCTTCGGTGGGGGTTAGTGGCGGCACAGGCTCGTGTGGACGTATGGCGCTCTTTAGAGGCCTCCAATCGCACAATGGATCGACTGGGATGAACAACAACATAACAGCCGCTGAA